AAGTAGAAACCGCGGTCGAAGTAGAAGAAAAATATAGAAAGCCAACTCCAGATGAGATCGCCGCCGACAAGAAGAAAGATCAAAAAGGTTCTTCTAATAGGTACAAAAACATCAAGAAAAAGGTGTATGGCAACGCAATGGGCGGATTAAAAGAAGGGCGTAATGATGTAGTCAAAGCTCTCGCCGATAAAGCAAAGACCGGTGGTATCGATAAGGCTGACTTTAAGAAAGCTCATGATCTTTATAAAGCTGCTAAATTAGAAGATCTTAAGAAATTAATCAAGGGTCTCGATACAGACGTTGCAGAATACATTGCTGATGTTATTAGTAGACACGATTCAAAGGCGTTCAATAGCATGTATCCACGTGCAAAGTCTGGTGATAGTATGGCCAAGATTGTAAGAGAGCGCATGGATCGCAACAGTGGTGCAGATGGACATTCTGACGGTCAGTCTGATAGCAGCAGAGATAGAAAATTACAAGATAAAGATTACGATAATCTCATCGATCTTTATGACGCTGATGACGAAAAGGTATATCGCGAATTGATTAACCTATATGGATATAAGCCAAAGATTGCTCAAAAGACTCTTATGAGAAATAATCCAGACATTAAGAAAATTACAGATCGGGGTGCAGGAGTTAAAATCGACATGAGAGAAGATGCACAAGACGAAAAAAGAATGATGCGTTCTCAGCTCATGTTTATGGCGTATGCTGCAAAAGAGATTGCTACTTACCTTGATCGAATTAATGATCCAGAAGAATGGTATCAAAATAAGATGGCTACGACTCATTCAATGATGAAGACTCTTTATTCTTATGCGCAAGGTCAAATGCAAGCAATGGCTGCTGACCGAGATGATATCATGGCCGGTTATTACGGAGAAGACACTAATATGAAAAGCTTTAAATCACACCTCGATGAAAATGATTTTAAAATCGATGGGCGAAGAAGAGAGTTTAAAGAAAAGCTTCGTAAGCTTGCATATGAAAAGTATGGTAAGAAAAAAGTAGATGCTATTGATAAAGCAGATATGAAAGAAGACCAGCAGATCGATGAAGCAAACTTCAAGCCTGGTAATCTAAAGCTTAAAGATGGTTCTAAAGTTAAGCTTTCAATGGACGACGCAAAAGCCATATCAGCTGTAATGAAAACATTGAATCCTAAGAATCGTAAAGAAATGGAAACACGAATGATGGCAGACAAGAAAGGATTCGAAGAAATCATGGCATTTGTACAGGCAGCTGGTCTCTAATGGCTTGGCTTCCTGTTCCAGGCTCGAATGGAATTTGGGAGTATGATAATGCTCCGGCTGTGCTGCAATCTGACATTTATGTAAGCGCAAACGGTACGCTTAATCTGGGGATACGTACATTTACTCCACCAAATGGTGGTAATCCTCAGCAAACCTACGTTAAATGTAGAAAGGTAGGTGAAACAATAGAGCGTGGCGAACTGTCAAAAAATTATTACGATAACCAGTAATTGGTAAATGTATAAATAAGATTTAAGAAGAAAAACAAGGGTAAATGATATGAAATTAATTACCGAAGTAAATGAAAGTTGTGAAGTAGTTTCTGAGCTGAATGAAGAAACCGGCAAAAAGTCGTTCTTCATTGAAGGCGTTTTCATGCAAGGTAATATCAAAAACCGAAATGGTAGGATCTACCCTAGTGATGTTCTCGAAAAAGAGATGAATCGTTACCAAAAGGAATTCATTGAGACTAAGCGCGCTCTTGGCGAACTCGGTCACCCTGAAGGTCCACAAATCAACGGTGAGAGAGTTTCTCACTTGATTACTGAAATGAAGAGAGAGGGTAACGACTTTCACGGGAAAGCAAAAATTCTTGGCACACCTTACGGAGAAATTGTAAAGACTCTTCTCGACGAAGGTGTGAAGATCGGAGTCTCGACTCGCGGCCTTGGTTCTGTTAAAGCTAAGAATGGAGTGATGGAAGTACAAGGTGATTTTCATCTTTCGACAGTTGATATTGTCACTGATCCTTCTGCACCTAACGCCTTTGTTAACGGTATTATGGAAAATGTAGAATACTATTATGATATTGCTTCTAATGCTTGGCTCCCTCGGGAAGCTCAAGAAGAAGTTGCCGAAGTGGTCGAACAGATCACTAAGCAAGTTCACAAGAAGTATAATAGAATAGTGAACAAAATTGACGAACAGACAGCAGCTAAACTCTTCCAAAAGTTTATTAATACGCTGCAAAAGTAAAAGATTTATAAATAGTTTGCAACAATTCAATTGTTACATAAAAGGAGACTAAATATGGCAGATGATCAAAACAAGGTTGTCACTGACGAGGAGGTTCTCGAAAGTACAGCAGAAACTGTTGAAGAGCAGGTTGAGTCTGTTGAGGAAGTCACCGAAGAAGAGCAGCAAGAAGTAGTAGCTGAAGCTGAGGAGCAGGTAGAAGTTGTAGAAGAGACTGAGGAAGTTACTGAAGTCGATCCTACAATTGCTTCGATCTTCGAAGGTGTTGACCTTTCAGATGAATTCAAAAATAAAGTATCAGTCGTTTTTGAAGCTGCAATCAACGAGCAGGTTAAAGAGAAAGTCGCAGCAGTCGAATCTCAGTTGCAAGAGCAACTTGAAGCAGAGCTTCAAGAATCTCTGACGACTAAGGTAGAAGAGATTGTTGAAAATCTTGACAAGTATCTTGACTATGTAGTTGACGAGTGGATGACTGAAAACGAGATTGCTATCGAAGCTGGCATTAAAGTTGAAATGGCAGAATCTTTGATGAGCGGTCTTAAAGATCTATTCGAAGAGCATAACATTGACGTAGACGATGAAACTGTTGATGTAGTAACTGGCTTGGAAGAGCAGGTTGCAGCATTTACAGAAAAGGAAAACGAGCTTGTAAATAGCAACATTGAGCTCGCACAGCAAATTGCAGATATGAAAGCTGAGAAAGTCTTTGAGGAAATGACACAGGACCTCACTGTTTCTCAACAAGAAAGAATGAAGACTCTTTCTGAAAAGCTTGATACTGCGGATCTGGAGTCTTACACGACTAACCTCCAGACCATCAAAGAATCTTTCTTTGCAGAGACATCTGTGAAAAAGGAAGAAGTGATTGAAGAAGAAATCGTTTTGGAAGAGGATGAAATTAAGCGTCCTGTTTCTGACTATTCTTCGGTCAATGCTCTTGTAGAGGCACTCAACGCAAGAAAAACCAACTAAAATTAGTTTTTTATAAATAAAACAGTAACACAGTTTAATAACAAGGAGATAGAATAATATGTCTGAGACAAACTATCAAAAGCTTGTGGAAAAGTGGGGGCCAATCCTTGAGCACGAATCTTTTTCACCTATTGCTGATCAACACCGCAGATCTGTAACTGCGACTATCTTGGAGAACACTGAAAAAGCTCTTCAGGAGTCTGGTGACCTTTCTGCTAACATGAGCTCTCTGCTTTCAGAAGCTCCTCTTAACCAAGTGGGAACTACTGGTGGATTTACATCTGGTTCTGCTGATGCAGGTCCTGGTGCAGGTTACGATCCAGTACTGATTTCTCTTGTACGTCGCGCAATGCCAAATCTGATTGCATATGACATCTGTGGCGTCCAGCCAATGACTGGTCCTACAGGTCTCATCTTTGCAATGCGATCTCGTAAGTCTGCCCAACTCGGTGCAGAAACTGGATACGCTGAAGCAGATACTTCATTCTCTGGTACAGGTACTCACACCGGCACGATCGCTGTTGCTGATGCTGCTAATACTACTCTCTTCGAGACTGGTACTGGTATGACTACAGCCGCTGGTGAAGATCTCGGTGATGGCGGTACTTTCGCAGAAATGGCCTTCTCTATCGAGAAAGTAACTGTTGCTGCTAAGACACGTGCACTGAAGGCTGAGTACACCACTGAATTGGCACAAGACCTGAAAGCAGTTCATGGTCTGGATGCCGAGACTGAGCTGGCTAACATCCTCCAGTCTGAGATCCTTACTGAAATCAACCGTGAAGTGGTACGTACTATTTACACCACTGCTGAGGTTGGTGCAGGTAACACCGCTTCTGCTGGTGTATTTGATCTCGACGTTGATGCTAACGGCCGCTGGTCTGTAGAGAAGTTTAAGGGCTTGATGTTCCAAGTTGAGCAAGAAGCGAATGCAATTGCTAAGGCTACTCGCCGCGGTAAGGGTAACATCGTAATCTGCTCTTCTGACGTGGCTTCTGCCCTTCAGATGGCTGGTGTACTGGATCACACTCCAGCACTCAACAGCAACGCTCTGGAAGTTGATGACACAGGTAACACCTTCGCTGGTGTACTGAATGGTCGCTTCAGAGTCTACATTGACCCATATGCAGGTTCTAACTACATGGTTGTAGGTTACAAGGGTTCTAGCGCATTCGATGCTGGCCTCTTCTACTGCCCATACGTACCTCTGCAGATGGTCCGTGCAGTTGGTGAGAACACTTTCCAACCGAAAATCGGATTTAAGACTCGCTACGGCATGGTTGCTAACCCCTTCGCTGAAGGTCAAGCAACTGCTAACAATGCTGCTGGCCAAGGTCTTGGTGCTCTTACAGCTAACGTTAACAAGTACTACCGTAAGGTACGCGTCACTAACTTGTTCTAATAACAAGAAGCCCTTTCAAAGGGGACGCTTTGAGGGAGGCCTTGTGCCTCCCTTTTTTTTAACATAACCTTTACTGAAATGTCATTAAAAATTAATGGTAGGGGTGTCTTTGTAGCGATAAATAAATTCATTGGAACATATAATAGAACCCCGCCAGTTTGACTGACGGGGATTTTTTTTGGAATTTACAAAGAGGACCCCCACATATGAAATATCTCTTATCCCTTCTATTATTAGTCCCGATTCTAGGATTTGCAGAAGTCCACTATAATCGGAATGAACTCCCTCAACTTAACGCACAAATCTTAGAAGCATCAGAATTTGCAGATCGTATCGAAGCTACAATGGTACCCGTCGCAAAGCTCAAGCCTGTACAAACTCAACGTGTTAAAGACTTAGTCAAGCACGAAAAGCGACTCATTAAAGTCCAACAAGATACCTATAGACCTTTAGTCATCGATCATGATTATTACATCATTGATGGGCACCACCGATATGATGCACTTACCGAAATGGGTGTAGAAATGGCAAGAGTGCTACTTGTTCATGCAAACATCAAAGATGTAGTTGACTCTTTTCAAGAATATCGTGACGATACACCAACATATGAACCAATGGAAGAAATTCGAGTATACGGCTCTCGTGCCAATCTTATTAATGCTGTTGATAAGCAAATGATGGCAGATAACATTATCTCAGTTGTCGATTCAGATGCACTAGGTAACTTCCCAGATACTACTGCGGCAGACGCAGTTCGTCGCTTGTCTGGTATCAATGTAGAGAATGATCAGGGTGAAGGTCGTTATATTACCATTCGTGGATTGTCCTCTGACCTTAATGCAGTGTCAGTAAATGGGGCTTCAATGGTGGCACCTGAGAATGGACGCTCAGTGATCATGGATGGCATTCCAACCGAACTTCTGGATAGTATTACCGTAGCGAAGTCTTTAGTGCCTGAGATGGATGCTGATAGCATCGGAGGGCGGGTTGAATTCAATACGAAAAAAGCAACTGAACTTGACGATCGTTTATTCAATATTAAGCTTGCCACAAAATGGAGCGAGAAAGATGATAAGCAAATGCCTAACGCTTCTATCATCTATGGTGATTTCATTACAGATAACGTAGCTCATATCGCAGGTCTTACCTACTCATCTCGTCGTATCATTTCCCACAATAACGAAACTGGCTTTGGCTGGGAAGATGGGTTAATGAATGACGACTACGAAATGAGATGGTATGATGTTGAGCGAGAGCGTTATGGCTTTAGCTATGACATTGCCTATGATACAGGAACGACCGTATATTATGCAAACGTTCTCCATAATCAATACGATGAAACCGAAACTCGATTTAAGAATGAGTACGGTAAGATCAAAAATACTGGTGCTGAATTTGATAATGCAGTCGAGTCTTCTCGTGTACGCCACGACGTAGAAACAAAGCAACGTTACGAAACTCGTACAATTAGCGCAGCTTCAATTGGATTCGAACACCTTGGTAGCGTAACAATTGATGGTCAACTTTCTTTTTCAAGAGCAGAAGAAGATGACTCGGATAATGCTGACATTACTTTCCGTAACTATGACAAAGACTTTGGTGCTTTGTTTGATTGGTCTAATCCACGCCTTCCTACTGTAACTGCTTATGATCCAGGCCTTCGTGATCCAGCAAACCTCGAGTTTGATGCTTTCGAAACATGGTCAAATGTCAGCCAAGACGAAGAAGTAGCGGCTCAGCTCAACTTTGAGTTTGATACAAGTTTCGGTATGATTAAGACTGGTGTCAAGTATCGAGATCGTACTAAGGAAGTTGATGACTACATCATTGGTTATACATGGGATCGTACTCTTGCAGACTTCGACTCATCTGCACCTGATTGGATCTGGGATCATCAAACATTAGGTCCACACCTTTCGGGCGCAGACACTTATGACCTACTCAATTATGTAGATCAAATGGAGTTTGATTTTGAAGACGATCTCAGCAGGGACTTTACTACTGACGAGCGTATCATGGCGGCATATATTCAAGATACGGTTGACTTTGAAAATGGTACAATCATCTTTGGTGTTCGCTATGAAACGACAGAGTTCGAGTCTCAGGCATATAACCAAGACGGTGAGCTTGTATTTGCAGAGAATGATTACTCGTTCCTTGCACCTAACTTGACTGTGAAGTACTTCTTGACTGACAACCTTCAAGTTCGTGGTGCTCTTTGGCGTGGACTTTCTCGCCCAGGCTTTAAGGAAACTGCACCAAAGACTTCGGTTGATGTAGACACCTCTGGTGATACTTCTGGATCAGTCG